CGCGGCCAGCGAGTTTACCAGCGTGCCGAGCCGTGCCGGCGACGTGATTGGCTGACCACCGTTGAGGTCGCTATAGGTTACTCCATCAAAACTTCCCATGACGTAGCAGCCGCCCCAATCGGGCGTTTGCCCGGAGACAAAGATGCTGAGAATGTTTCCCTGCTGCAGCGCCAGGCGATTGGTGGCTTCAATGATCAGCGCTTGCGTGTTGCCCGGATCGGCCTGGCCGGCGTTCGGTTTAAAGCCGATGCCGGTCTGCTTGGCGTAGAGAGTTGGCTGCGCTGTGCCCCAGGGGAAATCTTCGGCCGTAATCTGCAAGCCGGTTGCATCCGGGTTGTCGACGGTCTTGGTTACACGGACCGGGAACTTGTTCATGCCCAGTTCTGCGCAGGTGATGGTGACCAGCTTCATGGGCTCAACCATGGCCGCGTATTTGCTTTTGACTCCGAAGGTATAACCGGCACGGTTGTTGACCAGACGCTTTACCCTGAGGTTGCCGCAAAACTGCGCGGCCGCCAGGGTGCAGATAAAGTTGTAGTCCTGCGGTGTCTCCGCCCGGAGACCGTAACGCTGGATCGCGGCGTCATCTTGTTCAGTGAGCGGCTCTTCGGTGTATCCGTTGAGGCGGTTGGCCCATGAGATCTGAACTTTGTTGTAAGCGTCCTGCCAGGGCGTGCGCGTGATGCTGATGGGAGTGGTAAAGTCAGTATCGTCAAAGTCCAGATCGGGCTGCGTGTCAGGAACGTAGATCTGACCGTTCGCCGCGGCGCTGGTGTCTCCGTATGGCGCGAGCTTGAGCTGGCCTTCACTCCAGAATGCAGCCACCATGCCGGCTTCAAGGATGGGCGAGAGCATGGAAGCGACCGCGTCCTGGCTGGTGAAGAGCGGACTAATAAAGAAATTGTTGGCTACCCAGAAGTCGCTGGCTTGCGTCCAGTCACCAAAGCAGGTGGTGGGAAAATTGATGCCAAAGAAGGGATCGGCCAGGATGGCGCCGATGCAATCCACGGGATCGCAATCCACAATGCCGCCGCCGAACTGGTACGGTCCGGCGATCTCAAAAGAGTAGTTGGGCAGTTCCCCGTTGCTGCCCAGGTCCATCTGGCTGCTGGCAACGATGGCTGTTTCCGTGTATCCGATCGCGGCTTCAGGATGGCGCGAAGTCAGATAGGACCAGACGGCCTGGCCTCGGGTGCCGTTGATCACGGTAACGCTGAGCGCGGTCTGCGCGTCACTCTGCTGGTTCTGGGTGTTGGTGACGTAAGAAATCTGGATCTGCTTGAGCGTGTCAGCCGCAGCGAATGTATAAAGGCCTGCCGTAACCGCGTATTGCCCGGTGGCGGGCGTGCCTGAAACTTTAACGAGCGATGCGCCGCCTGGATAGAAGATGACGCCGCTATCCTGCAGGAAGTCCGCGGAGTCATCCACCAGCACCTGGAAGGGCGTTCCCGGAATGGTTGCGGTCTCCGTGTTGTTGAGCTGGAGCAGGTTGTAGCTATAGGTAATGCTGACCGACTTGCCGGCATCCGCGGCGTGAAACGTGTAAGTGCCGGTGGCCGGGACCACGGCGTAAATGCCGGGCGCCGGTGACGGTCCGGGTTGCAGTGTCGGAAAGTATGTGCCGGAGAGCGTGGAAGATCCGGGCGAGCCGAAATCATTCACGGTCCTTGCAAACGTTTGCGCGAAGCTTACGCCCTGGTCCACCTTGAAGAGCCCGTGATTGACCACCTGGTAGGGGCCGCCTCCGGGCGGGACGGTAAAGGTTTCGGTGGCGGAGGTCTGCTGGAACCGGCCCTTGGTGTCCCAGACGTTGACGATGCCCTTGATTGGTCCGGAGCAAAGCGCGCCGATAGTGGCAGCCTGATAGTTGTAACTGGTGGTGGGCTGCGTGGATCCGCCCGCGCCCAGGCCTTTGCCGCCTCCACCTGCAGGGCTTTGCTGCACAATGGGAATGGAAACAAAGTCTGCGTAATAAATCAGCAGCTGGTTCAGTCGGCGCTGGCCCATAAGAATAGGCAGCGCCGCACCGATGTTGGCGGTGGTGACGTTGATATTCGCCAGCTTGGTCTGCGGGCTTTGTGCCGGCGTCTTTGGTTTGAAAAGGAATCCCATTTAGGCTTTGCTGAAATTTCTGCGGAAGAACCGGCGCGGCCGGCCGAGAAGAAAGTCGTCAAGGTTGGCGTTGGAGTAGATCACGCCATGCTTGGTCATGCTGTGAATCACCGTGGGAAAATCGACGACGATGCCGCCATGCGCAAAGGCGTGTGCGACCCGCCACAATACAAGATCTCCGGGCAGCGCTTCGGCTTCAGGTATCTCGTCGCAGTACTTGAGGATCGCGTCAACGTATTCCGTGGTTTTGGTGTGCAGATGAGCCTGCACTGAATAATTGCCGGGATCGATCGCGGGAATGATTTGCAGGTTGTGGTAAACGCAAATGATGAATGTGGCGCAATCGCATCCAATGCCCTTAAGCCGGCCGTGAGGAATGTAAGGTGTTTCTGCTTTCATCCAGGCCGTGGCTTCTGCAACCACGGCGAGACGCTGCTCCGGAGAAAGAGAGCTCAAGGTTTCTTCCGCAAGATAGCCCGGTCCGGAGCGTTACGTATTGCGCGTTCAATAACTTCCCTGATCCTCTCGGCGCTGGGAGGATTTTCACGGTTGACCGCTATTTCAATATTGCCCTGGCCTGGCGAAGGCTTAGGAGCGTTGGCCATCAGCTTGTCGTAAACGTCTTTAGGAATGATTGAGCACATTTTTAAAGCACCGTCTCAGGAGTGGGCGTAAATTCGTAGCCGCCATAGTGAATGCGGTTGTTGTATTTGCTGCTGCAGGTTGAATCCAGCAGGTCACAGCCAGGCCGAAGGGTGAACTGGTCGCCGATGTTCACGGGCAGAATGAACGGAAGATCCAGGACAATCTGCGTGGTGGAGTTCTGCTGCTTGATCTTGGCAGCCAGGCCTGCGTTCTGGCCGCTGGTGAATTTGATAATGCCCAGGGCATACGGCAGCGGATCGGTTCCAATGGATCCCAGCGCCGCGGTGAGATTGAGTACGGTCTGCGTGCTTCCGGCAGCCACCTGGTCGGCAACCGTGAACGTAGCGGCGCTCAGAGTGCAATGCTGGTCAAACAATATCCACTTGCAGGATGACTGGATCAGGTTGGGCGGCGAGTTGAGGTTCAGCCGGTACAGCAGATCAGCCACATCGAAGGTGCATTTGCTGCGAGTGAGCTCCTTGATGCTGGTGATCTCACCCATGAACTTTGTTTCCAGCCCGAGCGACGTATCCATTCCGTTCACATGCGGATTGGTGACCTCTGGCTCCAGCGGAGCGTAAGCGGCAAACACCCAGACGGTGGCGGCGTCAAAGAGTCCGGAGCGAACGGTCTGATAGAGCGGCGCATTTGTGCCAGGGAAAAAGACCGCGGCCGGCTGATCGGTGACGGGATCATTGGGAATGGTAACCGTAAGATCCATGGTGTTGGAATTGAGATCAAAGCCAGCTTCGCTGGTGATGGGGCCACGCGACCATTCGCCAAATTTCTTGTTGAAGTAGTTGGTGGGCGGCGCTCCCACGTTCAGGATGTCGAGCTGGTAATCCGTGGCTGCGATGAACTGGCCATTGGCAAGCAGGATCAGAAAAAGATGCGCACGCTGATACTCGACGTGCGTTAACAGGAAGTCGAGCAGCTGAGGGTTGTTTTTGACGGAAGATTTCATTTAGATGATGACGCTTTTCCAGTCCAGCTGCTGCAGTGTCCAGTAGTCGGTGAAAATATTCGTGAGCTGATCGGTTGCGTCCTTGGTAAAGCGGCAGCGGAAGTAATATTTTCCTGACCAGGCAAGCACGGCATTCAACGCCGGCGCCGTGGTGAATGTGATCACTCCCAGTGTGTCAATGCTGTAATCCGTTCCCGTCGTCTTTAGAACGCCGCCAACGTAAATACTGGGCGCGCCATTGAGGTTCTGGATGATGTCAACGCCGCCGCCGATCGGCCGCGTGATCTGAAAGGCCTTCGTCGCTCCATCGCCCAGACCGAACGAAGCCGGCGCGCTGGCAGCGATTGTGTTGTCCTTTGTATCGTCGTAGAGCCAGCTGCAGGCCTGCCCGCGCATCTGTATAAAGAACCCCGCAACTTTCGCCAGATATCCCGTGGGATCGTTGAAGTTGCTGTTGAGCTTTGGGAACGTCATCTCAAAGAGCCAGATTGGATAAGGCGTGGTGGAGATGGTGGTCTCTCCGCGGTTGGCCGCGGGCGTTTCAACGACAGTGTTGAAGCTGGGATACTTGATGATGGGCCAGCCGCGCGAAGCTCCGCTGGCATTCCCAGGCGGAATTGGAAAGATCGCATTCGACACAGCTTTAAGCGAATCCCATGCGACGCATGTTCTTCATTACGTGACGGTGAAAAACGGCCTGGTGCTTGGTAAGCATGCTGTCAACGCCGGTCGCGTCTATAGCCTGGATGTTCGGGGCAAAAACAAAATGATGGTTGGCTCCGCCGCCCGATCCCGATGAATTGCTTGCCGCCTTTACGATGAAGTTAGAGATGTTCCTGGGCAGGATCATTTCCTCAGGATGCGTGTTGATCATCATCTGGCGGTTCGGCAACAGTGCTCCGCCTTCTGCGAGAGCGTCTGCGGCAAAGCCCTCACCTGCAGCCAGCACGGAAGCAGCCGCGGGAATATTTGCGGGGAAAGGAACATCCCCCAGCGTTGAGGCAGCTGCCCGGGCTGCAGAAGAATTCGCGTCCGATGCGTTCATAGCTTTCTTGGCCGCAAACCAAGTGGAGTCCTGGATGGCGGCAGCAGCTTTTGATTCTTCATACTGCAGGAACATCTGAATAAAGCTTTCAATGGCGCTGGTGGCAAGCTGGCGGAAATTTCCCGTGCCAGTGGTCACGAATGAAGCGATGCTGGAATTCATCTGCCCCAGGACCTGCCGTGCCTCCTGGCTCATGTGCATCTGCAACTGGCTGAAGTCCAGGAACATTTTGTTCCATTGCGAGCGTTCGTTATTTGCCGCCTGCAGCCTGGCTGCATCGATCTGGGACTGGAACTTTTTATATATCTCCAGTCCCTGCATCTTCATGGCCTGATACGCTTCAACCTCTTTTCTGTATTGCTGGTTCTGATCATCAGTGCCGTTAGTGCCGCCATTGGTCAGTTGATCCAGCCTTTCCATCACGTCTCGCTGCTTTTCGAGGTTGTCGAGTACAACTTTCATTTCCGATGCTTTGTTCGACTCAAGCGTCTTTAGCGTCTCCTGCACTGCCTGTTGCTCGGTCATGACTCCTGTGGCCACGGCCATCCTCTGGGTGTGAACGGCTTCCTGGTCAGCAATCTCATTGGTAAGAGTAAGAATTTTCTGAGATCCAGACGTGTATTTTTCGTAGAAGGCGTTGCGTTCGTCGCTGGCTTTCAGGAATGCGTCATTCTCTTTTTTTATCCCTTTGAGGCTCTGATCGATATTCTCTTCATTTAACTTTTTCTGCTCATCCAGGGCCTGCTTTAAAATGACCAGCTTTTTGACTTCCTTGTCGTTGAATTCGATGAGTTCTTTATCTCTCGCCTGGGCCACCGTGAGCGTGGCATTTTCTGCCTGGGCCTTCTGGGCACGCGCGCCGCTTTCACTGTCAATGGTGATGGCGTTGATTAGTCTCTGTTCTTTGGCTTTTTCTTCATTGACCTGTTTGGTCGCTTCAGCCAGGCTGATTGCTTCGTTCACCTGGATCCCGCCATTCACGTCCATGCCGGTGCTGCCAGCGGTGAGTGTATCGATGTCGGTCTTTTTTGTAGCGTTGAGCTGGGTTTGTTGGTCAGCGGCATACTTGCGGTATTCGGCGCGTTTATCATCCAGTAATTTCTTGTACTGATCAAAGTCGGTTTTGTTCTTCAGCGCGGCCGCTGTTTCCATGTTCTGGGTGAGATCATCAATCGCTGTCCTGAACTCGGTGACCTTTGCGACGACATCATTGGAACCGTCGCTCCCATTCAGCAGAGCATCCAGCATTCCCTGCTTCTGCTTCTTCATCAAGTCATCCAGCTTGTCGATGGTGGAAGTAAGCTCATGCTCCAACTCGATGGTTGCCTTTTTTGCTTCGGACATGGCGATCGCGACGCCATTCTGCGGCAACTTTCCTCCCAGAAGCCCGATCTGGTCACGCAGCTTCAGGTTGCTGATCTCCAGCGCATCAGCATGCTTGCTGGTCGCCAGCGCCGTAGTCAGCGTCTCAGCGCTGTCTTTCTGCAGCTCCTCACGGTGTTTGGCCACGCCTTCAACGGCTTCATAAATGGCCTTTGCTGCTACAGCCACGGCGACAACGGGAAACATGGCGGAGAACGCCGCGGCGAAGCCGGGTATCTCAGCGACAAAAGCGGCCGCATGGCGGGGCATGTGGACGCCGATGAGATCATCAACCAACATCAGTCCTCCGCGCGCCTCGCTGAGGTCCATGCCGTTGAGCCCATCCTGGATGTCCTTGGCGCTCTTCTTTGCCTGCTGGCCGGCCTTGTCGAGAGGTCCGGTGAAACTGGCAGTGTTCGCGACCAGGTCAACCTGGAGTGTGCCTACTTTGATAGCCATTTTTAATTAACCGCCCAGGCCAGAGAAAACTTCGAGAAGGATTTCTTGAACCTTGGGAATTTTTTGCTGAGTGAGAGTTTCAAACCATTTCTGCCGGGCAAGTGGGATCTCTTCTGGCTTGAGCAGGCAAAGTTCCGCGCGCAAGGCCATTACGATCTCGTCATGCCGGCAGTCTTCTGCCGGGCGAGGAACGAAATTGAATGGATTGAAGACATCCTGCTCCCAGGAGGTACGAGTAGAATTGAAAACGGATGCTGCCACAATCCCCTGGAGATAGCACTGCCGCTTGAAGTCCATCTGACGGCGGTCCCACAACCTGCGGAACTGGCAAAGCGTGAGCTCACCGAATTCCTGATCGCTCAGGCCGAAGTCATACCGCGCGACTGCCCAGTAATCCTGCCAACAGCCGGGATAGTCCTCTAGGACTTCACGGCTATCGTAGGGTCTGGGGAGCTGCCCTCCGCTTGCTTCTCTTTAATCCGGTCTGCGATCCGCTGCAGGACGCCGGGAAAGCACATCTCTAAAAGCATGTCGCAGACGACAGATGACTGTGCCGGCGTAAGCATCTGCCGGACTTCACGTAGTGTGACCTCTGGATAGAAACGGTCGAAGGCACACCAGCAGACGACGGTGATTTCACTGCCCGTGAGGTCGTTCCAATTGCTTCCGCGAGATAGATCCCGGCCAAGATGCTCCTGGGCCTTGGCGACGGCATTGAAGTCCATGACCAGGGTGTATTCCGCGGTCTGTTCCGTTTTGTCGTCGCCAAGCTTCTTCACCAGCAGCGTGCTGGTACTGAGAGAGGCGGCCTCGAAATGATTCATTGCTGGAGTTGACATGGATCCTCGTTATGCGCCAGGGATTGTGGTGGTGATGGGGCCAGCGATTTCCAGCTTGAAAGACGCCATGGTGGCTTTATTGAGCGTCTGCTTGATGGGAAGGCCGGTGATAATCGCCGGAAACGCGCGGGTGCCGAAGCCGCCCGGATTGATGCGCTTGAAGTTGTGCGTGCCGCGGGCAATATATGCGTTCCACAGTTGCTGATGGCTGGCGTCGTTGGGGTTCCAGATGATCTCGCCGGAGCACTGGCCTGGATCAAACAGGCGGTCAGTCTTGCGCACGGTAGCGTCAGTGTTGTCGGCCGAAGTTACGGTATCGGTTTCTACCTTGTCGCCGCCGAAGTCGCAGGATTGAACCTGGCTGATGGTTGTAAAGTTCTCTGGGGTAGCGCCGTCTCCAATCTGGAGCTGGCCTCCGAGCAGGGTAAACGATGTTGCGGTTGTGTTAGTGGGCATGGTGAAAACTCCGATTTAGAGAATTGAGAAAACTTGTAAAAAGGGTTGGTGCAAACGTTTGCAGCGGGAAAGGATTTGGTTATAGCCAAGCTTTCTAGAAAGCGTTGACCTCGCACCAGCTAACGTTTACGTAAGTCTGCTGAACGGCAGTTGTGGGCTGGGCGTCTTTGCCGATCCGCACAATGAATCCTTCGTTCTGCGCCAGCACCAGCGGATAATCCTGTCCATTGGTGGCGTTGAGAAGTTCAATCATCCCAATGCCGCCCATGCAGGAATTAGCGGTTGTGGTGTTGGCAGCTCCACCGCATCCGATGTCAACGCCAGTGAATAAAAGCGGCAACCATGCGACTGCACTGGCGATTGGGGCAGAATCCAGCGTGCGGGTGCCCGCGGTGAGTGGCTGGCCAAAGCGCATATCGCCCACCAGAGAAGTGGCCATGCTGGTGCGCATCTTCTGGTTATTGCCGGTGAGCGTAACGGCCGTTCCGCCCGTGTCAGATACAGAAAAAGACCTGGCCACTATCAGTTCGCGCTCAGCCTGGCCCGCAACGGTGGCTGCAGTAACGGTGGTAACGCTGACCTTGACGCGCATGATCACAGCAAGCGCCGTGGAAGAAGTCCAGCGGAAAGAATAAAGAGGAGAACCAGCCGCCAGTGCGGCATAAGTGCCGGTGCGGCCGTTGACCATGTAGCATCCCAGCACGTCAGGAGGATGGCCATAAACACGCAGGTTGCCGTGAAGATCAACCGAGAGCGCAGCCTGGTTCCCTTCTGTGCGCGATGGCGGCGCGACATTGGCGACAGACGGCAATACGCCTTCATTGGTTGCGCCAGGCGTTCCAGCATTGTCACTCTTGAGCGCGGGCTGATTGGCCGATGTAGCGGCGCCAGCGGGCAGCGGAAGGGTTGCAGCCGATACGGGCTGCGTGGTTGACCCGGTGGGATCGGTGCGGACAGGGCTGCCAGAAAGACCGAGCTGGTTTCCACTGGCATCATATTGCGCGACATCGAGCGCCTGATGATTTGCTCCGGAAGCCGTCGAGGTCACGTCTGCTGCAGTAGTGGTTCCTTTGACGCCGCCGCGGTTAATGGCTTTTGCTGTGCCGCCGGTTAAAGTTGCATCCTGTGCAGCTCCGGACGGAAGAGGAAGCGAAGCAACGGAAACAGGCGATGTTACGCCGGACGGATCGACTGGCATGCGACCGGAAACCAGCGCAGGCTGATTCGCGGATGTGGCTGCACCTGCTGGAAGAGGCAAGCTGGCTGCAGATACCGGCTGCGTTACTGCGCTGCCATCCGTTTTTAAAGCGGTCATGCTGCTTGCGCCCTGGACGGTGATTACATCCGGGCTGGGCGTTCCGGAGGTGCCGAATGCAGGCTGCCTGGCAGACGTTGATGCTCCTGAAGGCAACGGTAGCGACGCGGCGCTGACGGGCTGCGTTACGCTGGAGCCATCAACCTTCCATGCGGATGCGCCTGCGCTGCCTTGATTCGCTGTGACCGTTCCCGCAATCGTCTGCGTGCCAGATGGGATGTTACGAGTAATGAGGCCGTATTCAGTGCCAGCGGGATTGCCATTGATCCAGAGAGCGCGATGCAGAGCCGGAGTCCCAGCTGTGTCATAGCCGCCGATAGCGACGGGATTGCCGGCCGTGGTGGATCCATCGGGAAGCAAGCCCTGGACAAGCGGATCGCCGGGAACGTAAGCGCCAGTGCCGCCGGCTGAGTTGGTGGCCGCTGGATCAAAGATGGGAATCTTTCCGGCTGCGGTTGGTGGGGTTGCTGAGAAATCTGCGAGCGCGGTTGACGCTGGCTGAGTTTGTGTGAACAGGCCGGTGGTGGAGTCATAGCTGTTGAGCCATTTGTGAGACGCATTAGCCAGCGATTGCGGGAATGTTCCGGATCCGCTGCTGCCTGATCCTGCAGGACATGCAGCGATTGAGACATGGGCATTGCCATCCGTTAGAAGGCACAGACCAGCAATGCCAGGCGCGTTCAGGCGCGAGGTGGGGAGATCGCCCACGGTGTATCGGTTGATATCCGGCTTGGTCTGCGCGTGCAGCAGGGCGCAAGACGCAAGAATGGCCAGAGACAGCAGTCCTCGCAAACGTTTGCAGAATGTCATATTTAGTACCACGGGACCATTTCGTCGGTTGAGGCCGGCGCGAATGGCAGAGTTACTGTGTTTGTAGTGAGCCCGTACCGCGTTGGGCCTTGTTCAAGTCCTGCAATCACAAGACGGAAAACAGATGGATCAGGATCGTCAGGCAATGTGAAAACTGTGCGGGTTCCGTCTGGTGTTTCGTTAAAGCTTCTGCGTCTAATTCCGCCCGAAGATGCCGATCCTGGAATCCACATTCCATCGGCTGCGCTGTAAACCAGTACCTGTCCATCGGTTGGCTCTGTGACGGATACGGGAATGCCTTCCAGTAAACTGGCGTTTCCGCCAGGCGCCGGGATCGAACTGGGGGTGTACGTGTTAGCTTCTTCGCCGACCTGAAGATCGATGTACTGGACCTCAAATTTCAGTAAGCGACGGAATACATATCCGGTCTGCCCGGCCTCTTTGCCGAAATCCATCTCTGCTGTGGGGATTGTTCCCTGCAGTTCTGTTGTGGCCAGCGAGCCCTTCAGGTTGGCGATTAAATTGAAAACGGCAGTTGAGATGGCCAGCGCGTTTGTATAGGTTGCGGCATAGCTATCAAACTGTACTTCTCTGATGGTGAAGCGGTTCGGGCCATCGGTTCCGGTAAGCCGCTGCGTTCTCGAGGTGTTGATGACAACGGCGCCATCGTCGGGCTTGCCTTTGGGAATGGCTCCGTTATAGACGAACGGCCTGGCATTGAGCACCGCGGCGATCGAGGCATCAGTGGAAAGCAGGTTGTAGATATCTGATTCGAGGGACATCTATTTCTCTTCCAGGTCTTTCAGGCCATTCCAAAGTTCATCCACAAAAACATTGAGCGCTTCCTGGGATGATTCATCGAACGCAGGTCCGATGAAGGGCGTGGGATGCTGGTGTTTGCTTCCAAATTCCAGCATGAGCGCGGCAACTGCCGCATAGTGAATCTCGCCCTCGAAGGTTACTTTGCTGCCTTCGCGCGTGGCATTCTTGAAGTAGCCGGCATCCCCTTGCGGACCTATGACGACAACGAGGCGTCCGTTGCTGCCATCTGCCTTGGTGACCATGACGATATGGTCTTCCAGGAATCCGGTTTCAACGTGCTGGGCTGCTCTCTGCTGAATGGCGGAGCGGATAACTTCTCCGCCCCGATTGCCCGATTTACGCAGAACCTTGCGGGCAGCCTTAGGGCCTTCTTCCAGAAGGCGCTGCTCCAGCTCGACAAGTCCGGAGATGCTAACGGTGACTGTATCGTCAGCCATTAGCCAGGAAGACGCAGGATACCGAACTTGATCAGGGCAGAGTTGCAGGCCAGCAGGATTGTGCCGTTGCTCTGACGCCATCCGGGGATCTGGTCCAGGTGGATCACAGCGATGGTGCTCAGCGGAACAGAGTAGCCAGTGAGACTGCTATCGGTTCTGCCGATGGAATCCGGCACCGAGGTTACTGAGAAGGTGTGAGCCGCGGCTGCATCCGTGTTGTGGACCAGCAGCATTTCGCGGCCGGTGAATGGAAACGAGTTGCCGTTGGTGTTATCGCAGGCTGATTCAGTCAATGCGAGATCGCCGGCAATGACCTGGTAATTGTTTTCTTTGAGCACCTGCGGGGTGAGCGCAGTTTGAACGGCAAAGGCGGCTCCGACTGCTACCAGCAGTAACGCGGCCAGTCCGAATTTCTTTTTAAACGTCTTAAGCATTTGTTTCTCCTTGTGTTGCCTCTGGTTGAGGCGAAAATTCTTAGGCCTGAAGGCCGTCATTACGTAGATAGCAGAAGAGCTGCAGCTTGCGTTTTTTCTTGTCCGGGTCGATCACGGCCTCAATGTTGTAAATCTGATCGCCATCCTGGACGGTCATCGCGCTGGTGACTCCGTCGATATAGCGGATTTCTATTACGTCAGTGGATTCGACGGTGGTCCGTTGCGTCTTGTCCATGTACTTGTTGGTGAGCGGCTGAATGTCTCCCCAGGGAGTAGCGAAAACTGAGGGAGCCAAAAACTCACCATTGCCGTCGCGCTTGGTTGCTGCGACCAGGAGCGCCAGCTTGGTCCTCATTTTTCCGGCTTCCATTAAAAGAGCCTGTAATCCCAGAGCAGGGCCTTGGCCGCGTTAGGAAGCTCAATGAGAACCGCACGAGATACAACAACCTCTGGTTCACGGTTTTCATACCAGTCAGCAACTGTATGCTTGATAGCTAACTTAATGACGCCTGGGACGTGTGCCGCGTCCGCGTATCCCACCTGAAATTCAATCGTTACGGCGTTGCGCTGGAAGCGCGTTGCCGGCCAGGTCTTCCCAAATGCTGGAAAGATCCTGACAGGATCATCATCAGTCTGCGGGTCCACCTGATAGAGAGACGGATCGAGCGTCTGCGTGGATCCGCTGGTATCCACATATTTAATGAAATCGATGCCCAGGGTAGAGTTCTGAATGAGTGGCGCGCGCGGTATTGTAATTTCTCCCTCACGGGAGAGCACGACGCCTACCAGTGAAAGCATCGAGCCGAGCGGCGACCCCTCGAACCACTGAGAGCCAGGGAAGCCATCTAAGTACATTGCAAACGTTTGCGGCAACAGGCCGCGGCTGGTGAAATTCTCCGCCTGTACGCGTGAAGCGGTGATGAGATCAGTGATGAGATCGTCTTCATCGTCAGAGGTAATGCGCGAATGGGCTTTGGCTTCGTCAAGGGTGACGGGCTCAGCTTCCGGAGGAGTTGTGAGTGTTAAACGGTAGCGCATAGAGATAAAATGCCGGGCAGAATGGAGACTGCCCGGCTGAGTGCAGTAGGAGAGAGACTATGCAGTTCCTTCAGGCGGGCTAATCCAGGTTTCCGTGGACCCGACGGTGGTTGCGTCATTGATGGTTGGTTTGGAGCGGGCTTTGTATTGAATGGCGATTACTCCATCAATTACAGCTCCGGTTGCGCCGCCGCGGACAATTACAGGGCGAACGTAGCGCTTTGCCGGACGGAACACGTCGAGCACGGCCGCCTTGTTATCGTCAGTGTTTTGGAGAGTGGTGAGCGTACCCTGCAGGTCAGCTGCGTCTGACAAGTTGGCCTGGGCGCCTTCCTGGGCTTTTATGGACAGCAATCCATCGGTGATGGTGCCGCCCAGCATGATGAACTCGACCCCTTCAAAGCCTTCCATATCGAGGATCGATCCGCTTACGTTGGTGATGCCCACGGCCGTCGCGACAAGAACGCGTGTGACCTTGGTGTCTGTACTGAGATTCATTTCTTTTACTCGCTTTCACGAGAACAAAGGCCGGGCTATGAAAGCCCCGACCCTTTTCTCTGAAGATGTTTTTTGAGGTGGAGAGAATTAAGCTAGCTTGATCCGAGAGAACGCTTCTTCCAGGACTGGCATGCCGTCTGTTTCCTTGCGGCCGATGAATCCTGTCTTGTTGCTCAGGGCATAGAGCTCGACCAGGCGCTGCACTGACATATCCAGCGCGTCCGCGATCACATAAAAGCTGAAATCGCCGACGATGCCAACATAGAGGCCAGTGGTGAAGGTGTTCGGGATGTACTCCGACATGAAGAAAGGACGGCCGAGGATCGTATCCGGCTGGCCAGCGCTGATGGCAGGCTGCCAGAGATATTGATTCGTGGTGTCTTTCAGCTTCCGGATCTGCTTAATGCCATCGCGATGGAATCCCCACACAGCTTTTGCCTGGTATGGAGCCTTGAGCGAGTACATGGCGTCAAACAGAGAGTCGGCCACGATGGCGGTTGTGCTGCCAGTGGAAATATCACGCGCGGTGGAGATTCCATCCGCTGTGGGAGTGAATACACCTAGCGGCTGCTCAGCTCCTGAGCCCAGAAGAAAAGCCTTCTCTTCTGGGATTGAGAACTTGTAAGCCAGGCGCTCCATGACTTTGTTTTCCACGTTGGGCGCCAAACGCAGCAGCTTATTGGAGACGGTGATTTGTTTGGCCAGCGGATGAGGATTCAACTCGCGCTTGCCGAAGGCCATTGTGGAATCTTCAGTGCCGGTCTGCAGTTCACTGGTCCAGTCTGCATCCGCCGGATCTGCCTGCAAGGTAGGAATGCCAAGCGACTGCGCTGTTTTGACGGTCTCTTTGGTTGCCAGGTTGCGGATGAGGACAAGGTCATTCACTTTCTGAATGAACATGCTGGATGCCTGCTCAGGAGCGACTATGTAGCCTCCGGTTGCATCATTGTCTGCCTGCAATGCAGCGCGGATTTCCTGAGGTGCAGATGCGAGAGCGGCGTCGCCCTGGCGCAGGTACTTGGCAAACACCTGCCGATACTGCTCCGTGGCGCGAACGCCCTGCGGCTCACCAGGGTTTGCCGTGTCATTGCCTGGCTGGTTTCGTGTTGCGCGAGGATCGCGGCCGGCTGAATCAGCTTCGCGCTTTTCCTGCTTTTCATGCATCGCGATCTCTGCATCAAGTTCATCGAACCGCGCGTCCATCTTTCTGAGAGTTTCAGTCTCGTCAGGCGTGTATTTACGTTTCTCAGCTGAGACTTTGTCCAGGATGATTCTGTAATCGTTTGTCAGCTTGAGCTTGTCGTCTTTAAGCTCAATGCTCTTGCGGATGCTTACGGCCATGCCGAGGGCTGGTAAGTGATATTTCACGCTGGAAGCGATTGGCGCAACGTGGTGGACTTCATGGCTTCCGATGAAGAATGAGGCGACGGCAAAAAGGACCATCGCGATGAGGGCTGCAGGCAGCAATGCAGGAAGCAATGCGAAGCCGGCGAGGCCGATGTCACACGTCCGGCCGAAGTGGCGCCGGTTGTTGTAGAACTTGCGTTTTTCGCCAGCGGTGGCGAAGAATCTTTGACGTTTCATGAGGTGATTCCCTTTGTTGGTTTTGGTTTGGTGCGGACGCGGCATCACTTCGACGGGAAAGACACCCATGCGCTTTCCTGCCCCTGGGCAGGAACGAAAACTAAAATTTTTGGCTTAGTGTTTCAGCGTGCGCTCATACAGCTTGAGGCGCTCACGATAAAAATCAGGAAGATCGATCTTGTCATCGGCGGACGTTACGTCTTGAATCATTCCCTTGGGTACATTCTTAAAATGGGAAAGATCAAAGATTGCTCTGCCCTGGGCGCTGTCGTCATCGCCTGGCTGGCAGATCTCGTCGGCAAATCCTTCATCCACGCATTCCTGTGCGTTGAGCCAGGTGGTGCTGTCCATCATCTTCTGAACGTCAGCGGCTTTCATCCCGCTGCGCTTCGCATAGGTTGCGCACATGGTGTTGCTGATTTTCTGGAGCACATCTGCAAACGTTCGCAGTTCG